AATTGTAGAGGGGCTTAAATCGCCTCAAACCATTACAGTGGTAAGAAGAACTATCCCATCCATAAAAAGGACTGTAATGAAAGATTTTGTTGATATACTAAAAGGTATTGGTATATGGAATGAAAACTATTTCAATACATCAGATAGAACATATAAATTAGGTGATAGTGTTATTCAATTTATTAACTCAGATGACCCGGAGAAACTTCGTGGTTTAAAATCAGATATACTTTTTATAGATGAAGCATCAGAACTGGATGAAGAAAGTTATTTCCAATTGTCCATTAGAACTACTAATCGCATTATACTTGCTTATAATCCTACTGTTTCTCCTTATAGTTGGTTAAGGCAAATGCAAGATTGCGATAGATTCGTTACCACATATAAAGATAATCCATATCTGCCAAAGGAAATGGTAGTAGCAATTGAGGAACTACAACATAAGAACCCTAAGTATTGGGCGATATATGGTAAAGGTGAATTTGCTGCAAATGATAAAGCAATATATACATTTGAGATAGTAGATGATTTCGAAGCAGAGTTCGTAGCGTTCGGGCTAGATTGGGGCTATTCCCAAGACCCAACTGCCGTTGTAGCTGTGTATAAGAATGGAGAGAACCTTTATTTAGAAGAGGTACTATATGAGAAGGGATTAGTTATGAAAGATATCGCTGATGCATTAAACAAAAAAGATATAGATAAGAGTTATGAGATATGGTGTGATTCATCAGAACCGAGAAGTGTTGAGGAACTATATCGTAGTGGATTTAATGCTAAGGCTGTAAAGAAAGGACCTGATAGTATTAAGTTTGGTATAGGTGTATTACAAAACTATAAGATACACATACTTAAAACATCTCAGAACTTAATCAATGAGATGTATGCTTACCAATACGCAACTGATAAGCATGGATACACAACGGATAACCCTGAAGGTGGATTAGACCACTTATTAGATGCTGCACGATATGTGGCAATGATGAAGTTAAGTGTTAAGGCGCAGACAAGGGGAACATACGCAATTCAAATAGGTAAATACTCAAACATAAGATAATGCAAACTTGGACTGAAGAAGAGATAAGGGATTTAATCCTATACGCTAAACAACTAAAAGAAGATAACGAAGATTTAAGAGCAGGTATCATAGCGATGCAAGCTAAATTAGATAACGAAGAGGCTAAAGTAAAAAAACTAACTTTGGTGTTAAAACAATATATGAACATATGAAAAAGCAAATAGAAATAACCGTACCGAAAGATTATTCAGCAATCTCTTTGAAGAAGTACTTAAACATGCAGAATGATTTAAAAGCATACAAAGATGATTCAGAAGCAACTGATGCTGCAATCTTCTATCACTTATGTGGATTAGACCCAATCACTTTGGGAAAGATTGATACTGAAACATATCAGAAAATAAAAGAGCAGTTAATATCATTCTTAGGTAAAACGGATTTCCCTTTAAGAAGAACTATTAAGATAGGTGATGTAGAATACGGCTTTGAACCAAACTTAGGTGAGATGGCATATGGCGCTTATGTAGATATTAGTAAGTATGATACAATTGATATCGATAAGAATTGGAGTAAGATAATGAGTATCTTATATAGGCCTATTGAAAAGAAGATTGGAGCACTTTACTCCATAAAGAAATACGATGGAGATATCGATGGAGAGCTATTTGAAGAGGTTAATATGGATGTTCATTTCGGCGCCTACTTTTTTTTTATCAATTTGTCAATGGAATTAGCGAAAGATATCCTGAACTCTTTGAAGGACCAAGCGGAGATTCCACACAACATCAAATCAATTTTGGCAGAAAGTGGGGAGCTTATCAAACAATTATCTCCCTTGCAAACGAAGACCTCCTCAAAATAGATTTAGTAGTTGAAGAACCTTTGGAGAAATGTTTATTATTCTTAGCTTATCAGTCTGATAGGAATCAGTTAGAGAATCTACTACATAAGGAAGCAATGAAGAAAATTAAGTAACCCTAACGATTATTGTGGTATTCGTTGTTATTAGTATAAACAATATTCAATGGCGAAATGGAGCAATAGTCGTAATGGTAACCTAAGATATTCCGTTAATAGGGAAAATCAAAGTGGTATATACATTGGACCAACCAGAGGCTTGAGTTCACCAAAGAATTCAAGAAGAGGTTGTATGTGTTTAGATAGCGACACCTACGATGTTAAATGCTGTAAAGGCGCATTGATGAACCAAGGTATAGGTCAAATAGAAAGTGCTTTTGTAGCAAAAGGTGGTTTCTCTTCAGGCTTCTCCAATGGATTTGAAATAACAGGATAAAAATAATCATAATATGGCAGAATTAACTAAGCAGGCCTTAAAGGTAGATAACAACCAATCGTTTCCAAATAACAACGCAGGTGCAATCACCCCTGCTATACTAAGAGATTTCAATACTGATATGATTGATTCATTGGTAGATGAGATAACTTATAATGCTGATAGTGCAAGTTGGAATGCTAAAATACAAGCATTAGATGCATCTGGTTCAGCGGCATCAGTAGCAGCATTAAACCAATTCACATCATCAGCTTTAATTACCGCATCATTTGATAGTGGTACGAGAAACTTAACATTTACTAAAGGTAACTTATCTACATTTAGTGTAAACATACCTGATGTAAGTGGTAGTGATAGTAACTTATCAGCATTAAACGCATTTACTGCTTCAATAGCAGGTACGAATACATTTACTCAATCAGCACAATTAGAAATAAATTCATTAGAAGCATTTACTTCTTCAATAGCTGGAACAAATGCTTTTACGGCATCAATAGCTGGAACAAACGCTTTTACACAAAGTGCTCAACAATCTATTAACGCTTTAAATGGTGCAACTTCTTCTTACGCAATAAGTTCATCAGTAGCATCAGTAGATGCAGCACAACAAGCACAAATCAATTCGTTGATTTCCTTTACAGGTTCTGCAGCTAACATATCTGCTCTAAACGCATTTACAGCAAGTGCTCAATTAGAAATAAACGCATTGGAATCATTTACCGCATCGGTAGCTGGAACTAATACATTTACTCAATCAGCGCAAGTTAGTATTAACGCATTAAATGCAGAAACAGCATCTTACGCTAAAACGAATGTAGATAATAGATTCACAACAGGACAAACCATTACAGGTTCATTGGTTGTAACTGGAACTATTACTGCAAATGAATTGCATGTAATTATAGAATCATCTTCAATTATTTACTCATCAGGCTCAAACCAATTAGGAGATGAATTATCTGATGTACAAATACTAAGTGGTAGTACTAAATTAGTAGGTACGGCTGAGTTAAACGGAAGTCCTTTAGTTACTTCTGCACAAACAGCATCTTACATCCAAGACTTAACTGCTTTAAATAACTTTACGGCTAGTGTAGCAGGTACAAACGCATTCACTGCATCAGCACAACAATCTATCAACGCTATCAATGCGATAAGTGGTAGTTGGATAACTGAAGCAGAGACTGGTTCATTTATTAAATCAGCTACATCAACAGGCTTAACCAATGTAATTCAATTTACTTATGGTAATGGTACTATTGATAATGTAACGGTAGCAACAGGCTCAGCAACTGATATCAGTGCTTTAAATACATTTACCGCATCAATCGCTGGTACTAACGCATTCACTCAATCAATCGATGGTAGAGTAGATGGTTTAGAAGCGGCAACTGCATCTTACGCAAATAGTGCAAGTGTAGCGGCAACTGATTTAGCACAACAAAATCAGATTAACTCTTTAATACAATTTACAAGTTCCGTTGTACCAACTGATATATCTGCTCTAAATGCTTTTACAGCATCAGTAGCAGGAACAAATGGATTTACTCAAAGTGCACAATTAGAAATAAACGCATTAGAGGCATTCACTGCAAGTATCGCTGGGACAAACGCATTTACCGCATCTGCTACTTTAAGATTGGATTCATTAGAAAGTACATCTGCAAGTGTAAACACTTCTCTTGCTTCTTTAAATGGATTTACAGCAAGTGTAGCAGGAACTAACTTATTCACACAAAGTGCACAATTAGAAATAAACGCATTAGAAGCATTTACCGCATCGGTAGCAGGTACTAACGCATTCACTGCTTCAATAGATGGTACTAACGCATTCACAGCAAGTATCGCTGGAACAAACGCATTTACTCAAAGTGCACAAAACTCTTTAAATAGTTTAAATGCAGCAACATCATCTTATATAACATCTGCAGTAACGGCATCGATGAGTGTAGCATCTGCATCATTTGCAGCTACTGCATCTTTAGCTAGAAATGTAGTTGTAACTGCAACAAATA